ACGCCTATATTTTGCTAGACACCGGCACACCCAGCCAAAGCTTAATAGATGATTTAAACGACTATGTTATGGCAAAAGGCTTTCATGGCCATGGCGACGACTTACAAGTAATGGCCATGCCAGGCATTAATGTAAGCGTAGGCGTAACTGTTTACCCACATGGCTATTTATTAGCGACCCAAGTAACCGCATTGCTCGCCAATGTTGAAAACTTTATACGCAGCGCATTTAGAGAAAATACCGACTACACAGTAACTAAAACACAGCCAGCCAGCCGCTTTAGCTTTAGCCGCCTAAGCCAAGAGCTGCACAAAGAGTTTGACGGTATCGACTCATTAAACTGGCATCAAACCGATATAACCAGCCAAAACAATGTACCGCGCTTAACCGCGCTAACCATAGAAAACGGTAATGCACTATGAACATAAACTGGCAAGTGCTAACTAAAATGCCTTACTGGCTGGCTAGGCCAGCAAGTGAGCTAGATAAACTACGCCAAGGCGCTGTTATTTATTGGCAGCGTGTAGCCGACATGCTGGCATGGCCTGCAAAGCAACTTGACCCAATGACCGCCGAACTTGAGTTGGTTAATTTACTCGCATGGGAGCGAGACATTACCCAAATACCCAACGAAACCGAGCTAATGTACCGCACCCGCGTTAAATACGCCCTGCCATTTGCTAAAGGAGCAGGTAGCAAAAACGGCTGGCTTGAAATGTTTGAAAAGCTAGGCATGCCATGGATAACAATTGACGAGCGAATAAGCACAGTTGATTGGGATGTAGTGAGCCTGCAGTTATTAGATACAGACCTAGGCGCAAGGCAAAATTTAATAAACGCGCTGTGCCGCCAATATGGGCGCACAACTAGGCGTTATGAATACGTAACTATTGCAAAACAACCATTAGCAGCACCACCAAGAAACTTTGATGGCGACAGCGATTACACCGTTGCCACAATTAACACCAATTTATTACCAGCAACCCGATTTATGACGATGGACAGCCATGCTGAATTTACCGTCGCAAATGTTAAACAGGAGTACTAAACCATGGCACAAGTTATAACCCTTGCCGGCGAAAAGTTATTTGCAACTAAAGCACAAGCAAACCAGCAGCTAGATATTGATACCTTTATTTTTGCCAACGTAGCAGGGCAAGACCCAGCCGCCGCAATTGATCGTAACGAAGGTATTCCAACTAACGCTATTGTGCATCAACAAAATGTGCAGCAAACAGGCCGAATTAACGACAATGTAGTTGTTTACTCAACCGTACTCGACAGCGTAACAGGCCCGTTCGAATTTAACTGGGTGGGTTTGTATTCATCGGTAAACCAAACATTGGTAGCCATTAGCCATGTACCAACGGTTAGCAAAACAATCACTGCACCAGGCAGTGCAGGTAATACATTAAACCGCAACTTTGGTATTGAGTACTCTGGAATTGCTGATCTTGCTGGTATTAGTGTTTCACCCGAAACATGGCAGTTAGATTTTACTGCACGTTTAAGTGGCATGGATGAACTAACCCGCCAGCTAGCAAGCGACATGAACGGCAAAGACTGGTTTATTGACGATGGTTTTAAAGTAGTGCCGCGCTCAACCGCCAATACATTTAGCGTAACACCCGGCGTAGGTTATGTAAGCGGCCTGCGCGTAGAACTAAAACAAGAGCACATTTTAACGCTACAAACCTACCCACAATTTGTATATGTAGACGCCTACTTTGACGGCAACGCATCAAGCCAATGGAAACCCCAAGTTGACTTTACTGTGACGAGCGGCGAAATGGATGATTATATTGATGTGAATGGCGTACAGCATTATATGAATAAAATAGCATATGTTATAGGGACTAATGCAGTTAATGACAAAAGAAATAATTCAGAAATAACACGAAGAGTTGAAAAATTAGAGGAGCTAAACAAAGATTTCAAAAATGTGGATGAGATGCTTTCTTATGATAGACATGAAATAGGAAACACATATTCGACTGGCGGTACAATTTGGCATTGCTCTAATATCGGGGATAAAAATGTTGGTAGTGGTTTATATGTATCAGCTATAACACCAATTAATATATTAGATTATGGAGTGCCAGTAAATGGTGAGAATGGTGATGTGCAACTTGCAAAATGCATTAATGAGAACCCTTTAAAAGATCTTATTATGCCGCCAAGTGACGGTTATAATTTCACCAAGGTTCCTGCTGGTATAGATTCAGTAAACATTCTGGCTAGCCAGAAGCAGAGAAGACTGGGAGGAAGTGGGAAAACGATTCCAGTAGTTGGCAATATTTTCTCTGGAAATAAAGAAGTGGCGATCGTTTCGTGCTGCATAAGGTGGTATGACAGCACTACAGTACCAAAAGCTCCCGGGGATGATGGTTGGTATACGCTATTTGATGGAGGTGAAGAACATGACCCAATATTAATGGGTCCAGTTATTGCTTCAGGGCAAGGATCATTGATTATATCCGTTAATTTAGGTGACTTTGGTTTGAATTCTAACGCTTGGACACCGTCAGGGTTTATAGTCTCGCCTGATGAAACATTGGCAGCAAGTGGCGTTTCATTTGGTGCTAGCGTTTCCTCTAATCAAGTTACAATAACGGGTACTTATAATAGTGCTCAAGCAGCTTACATTAGTTATAACGGTGAAGAATGGACTTTTAGTGGCGTTGAATACGATAATCCAACATATAATAATGGCGTGTTAAGTTTGACACGAAAACAAAATTCGACAAAAGGTGCTGCAAACTTTCCAGCTAAGATAAGTCCAATTATGCGACGTCAAACCGCAGCAGACTGGGGAGCTAATAAAGTTGATGTAAGTGTATATGGAGGAACTTCTGATAAGGTATCACTTATATTCACCGATATTAACGGAGATAGAGTAATGACCCCAGATACACGTTTAAAGTTCTATTTGGGAGACTCTAAACTTAGAAACCCACAATTCAATTTTGGCGCTAATCCCGGCGGTGGTACAAATATTTGGATGATGGGAGCATTCGTTAAAAGAGAAAGCTTTGATTAAATGGTGATCAATTAAATATGTTAAATCTTAACTCAATATCAATAACCCTTAAGTCACTTCGCATTACGGCAAGCCAAGAGCTTGCCAGCGAAGATGCTAGCGGGCAAAGCTCAAGTACAGACCAAGCCGAAACGGGCATTAAAGCTAAAACGCTGGCAGTGAGTGGTTTTTTACCATTCACTCAAGCTGAGCGCTTAGCACAATTATTTGCTATGGCTGAGGCAACCGAGGGTGGCGCACGGGTTATTTATCGTATTAGTAACCACACAGCCAGTGCACTGGGTGTTAAGCAAGTGCGCTTTAGCAGCAAAATTGAAGCTGTAGAGCAACAAACTACCCGACAATGGGCGATTAGTTTTACCCTTAGCGAGTACCGCTCAGTACCTGAAAAAGTGGAAGAGCGCACACCCCCAGCCGAAGCTAACCAGCAGGGCGGTAAAAGCAATGTGCAATATGCAAATATTGGTGATCATCTACAAAAAAACTTTGAATCGTTGAGAACCGTGTAATGGCTACCGCAAACGCTCGTTTTATTGCCCGCGCTTATATCAACGATAACAAAGTTGATATGAAAGACCACTGGATAGTGCTTCAAGCATCAACGCCAGGAAACTGCCAAATAACAGTTAACCAAAGCGTTGCTAAGTTAGCACCGGTTGCGGTTGATCTTGGTTGGGGTAATATGGTGGACCGCGTATTCAACGGCTATGTTGAACGTGTAATGCCAGCAGTAAACGGCTGGTATACGCTGTTTTGCCGTGAGTGGTCGGCATCACTCGCTTATAGTTTAACAGTAATGCTGCGCCATCCAACCATGCGCCAAGTGCTTGACGAAATCACAGCACAAACGGGCGTTGAATTTGTAATACCCGATAAAACATACGCAAATACATCAATACCTTGCTTTTACTCTGATAGCTCAGGCTATGCCATGTTAAACAACATAGGCCGCGCGTTCCGCATTGCTGATTTTGTGTGGTATCAACAAGGTAACGGCAAAGTGTTTGTTGGTAGCTATGTTGATTCGTTTTGGTCCGATAAACCCGTATCAATAGCTAATGAACTCATGACCGATCATCAAGCAGGTAAAACAGCAAAAATGGCAGCAGCACCAATGATAAGGCCAAACGTTATAGCCAATGGCGAGCGTATAACCGCTGTTGAGTTCCAAGGCACAAACATGAAGATAAGTTGGTAACGATGGAAAAAGCAATATTAAGAATAGTGCGCCGGCTGTTTCCAGAACTAACCGGCCAATTACATTTACCGCGCTGGGGCAGAGTGGTTGCATTGCCCGAACTGCCAACCGAAGATGGAGAACGCGGTAGCGATGCATTCTACCCACGTTATGCGGTAAACGTGCAGCTCATTGACGAAAACGGCACAGACACTAAATCAAAACCACTTCAAGCCGTGCCACTTCCATTACCTGGTGCAGGCGATAAGGCTGGCCGATTAGAACCACCGGCTATTAATTCAATTGTAGAAATTGGCTTTGCATACGGCCGAGCCGATAAACCATTCATCAGAACAGTACTACCCTTTGGTTGGGACCTACCCGCAATCAAAGAAGGTGAAACCCGCACCCAAGTACGCGAAGGTGTATACCAACACATTGATGAGCACGGCAACTTTGAAAACAAAACCGACCAATCATTAAAAGACATCATAGGTAAATTAGCCGACCTACAATGCGAAACCCGCAAAGTAATAGCAACCAAAGAGCAAGAGCATAAAAGCCCTAAAACATGGGTAGGTAGCGACAGTGAGAACGTACTTAAATTACTATCAGAACTAATGGCAACAGTAAAAGACATAGCAACAGAATGCGCAACCCATAAGCACACAACCACAATGCCCCCACCAATAACCGCCGCAGTATTTACAAGCAAAGCAGGTGAAGCTAGCGGCCAAAAATCTAGGCTAGACCCAATAACAAAGTAACATACAAGCCACCCAAACAAGCCCAGCATCACGCTGGGCTTTTTAGTGCCCGCCACTCGCTGCAGTAAAGTTAATGCCGTCTATGTTGGACAGCGAGGTTCTAGCCACGGAAACTAGGCCCACACAGAATGTATGCCACGAAATCCGCACTCTTCCTCACCCTCCTGCGCGCTCTTTACCGTTATTTTTTTACAGTTTTAAA